TCATTGACCGTATCTCTTTTTAGGGTCAAAATTGTTGAATAGTTCAGCTGTCTCATCAGCTAATTTTTTTGTTACATGGCCATATCTATCAAATGTAGTTCGATAACTGGCGTGACCGACTCGTTCTTGAATCGCACTATAATTTGCACCAGCTTCAATTAATAAAGTAACCATTGTATGACGCAATTCATGAAGTCGTATTTTTTTCAGCCCATACTTTTTAGTGAACTTGGACCATTTTGCAGTGGGGGTTGTGTAATAATAGGGCTTACCTTTCCCACTATGAAAAATGTATTGATGTTCTCCACCTTCCCAAGCATCACCTAATCTCAGTTTCTCTTTTTTCCACATTCTATAGTACTTCTCAAGCTCTTCCATGTACCAATCAGGCATCTTTACAAAGCGCTTGGATTTTTTTGATTTAGGATCTTTGATAAGTGGTTTTCCATCAATTGTTTTTGGAATTGAACGATTTACATAAAAACCCCCTGTATCCCAATCAACATCTAAATGCCATTCAAAGGCTAATCCTTCTGCTCTTCTTAGACCGCCAATCATTGCGCCCAAAAAATACAATCTCCACATTATATCAATCTGATAAAGAGCTTCAATGCATTCTTTAGCTGCTTCTGAATCATAAAATTGCATTTCTTTGGTTTCAACAGGAGGGGGTTCTAAATCTTCGGTTGGATCTACTTTGATTAGTTTCCATTGCTTAACAGCAACTTTGAACATTGCTTTTAGAACTTTGAATATGTCGGATCTGGTTGAACTTGATAAACCTCCTGGTTTGCCGTCTTTTCGAATTCCGTCTTTTTCAAGTGAATCCATAAAGTCAACAATATGCATTGTTTTGATCTGATCTAATCTCCTATGACCGATAGCTGGAAGAATATAGTTTTTAATATGACTCTCATGCATTTCAGATGTTCTATGTGCAAATTTCTTATACAAAATTCGTTCTTTATATTCGTTTGCAAAAGATTCGAAGGTTGTTTTTTCGGGCGATATATATTCACCAGACGTTACTTCCATTTCAAACATTAGGAGTTGCTGTGATAAATACTTTTCTCGCTTTCTAACGCTGTTTAGAATTTTTGGATCTTCAATTTTGATTGTTTTAGTCTTCCTATTGCGTTTGCCTTTTGAATCATAACCATTTTCAACAACTAATAAAAATGATTTTTGACCTCTAGCCATCCAATGACCCATGATTAACACCCCACTAAATAAAGTTTCTCTGAAAACAGTTTTCTTTTGTACATTTCAAGCCGTTTAGCTGCGAAAGGGTATGTGACGTTAAAGGTATCCCCAATTAACTTTATAGCCTCCGATTGCATACGCGGCAACGAAATCTTTTCGAGCATGAATGTCGGTACATAAAAGTGATACATGAAACTATTGGCCTGATATTCTTGAAGCTCCCTAAACATTCTATTCATATTAAATTGGTTTCCGGCATGCTTCAGCACATGGGCGAGTTCGTGAACGAAGTCTTGCCATTGCTCTTGTGGTGAAGCTCGAATATCCAAAACCATGCTGTAAAGACCATTGATACAAAACATGCTGCTATTAGCTTTCTCATAATGAATCCATATCTTAAAAGCAGCGGCGATGCGTTCAAGATCTATATCGTCAGGAGCGAGCATATTTAATATTGTATAAATCTTTTTTACTTCTTCTTCTAGATGTGATAACTGGATTGCCATAATAAACACCGCCGAACGGGAATGTATGTTCTATTTTTAGTGTGAAAGAAAAGCCCAACAAATCGGGCCTTATATGTTTAAAAGCTTTTTCTTTTTCGCTGTAAATTCTTCCTCTGTAATAAGTCCTTCATCTTTTAAAGTTGCATATTTTCTTATTTCGGAAGCAACGAAATCAAAATCAGAATTTATTGGCTTTTCGTCAGCCTTACGTTTAGAAATGTTCTCAGTAGCTGTTTTCTTGCTTGCTGCGATGATCGACTTCCTAACATAATTTATAAATTTTTCGTGATCGCCTTCCATGACGCTTTTAATTAGGTAATCACCATTAACTGTTTTAAATTCAAGTGTAAAACCAGTGAAAGCTTGTTTTAAAACTGAAATACTTTTAATCTCATCATAATTCCAACTAATTATTTTATGACCACCGGCTTTATCAGTTACAAGGTGTAAATTTTCTTTTGTTGCAATAAACAGACCTTGACTGCTGACTTGTGAACCAGTTAAGTATCCGAAAATAACTTCCATCATAACTTGATTTTTTTGTCCTAACAACGGTTGGGCTGCATAGTATGTTTTTCTAAATCCCCCAGATGCCTTTCGTTTCTTTTTAGCTACACTGTTATAAACTTCTTCATTTTTAAATAAAAATGCCAACTGTAATTTCCCCTTTTTATAAAAAAATGTCATCAGAAAATTAAAAGAAGATACCCGTTTTTTTGGTACACCAATGGGATACGGATAGGAAACCAGTGGTACACCATTGGGAGACGGGCATTTCTTCAACCCCTTGCTACATAAGGGATTGAACGCTTGTAATTTTTAACATTGGTACACGAATGGAATTACATTAGTTACCATTAGACTTTTTTGGGAAACTTCTATTAATAACTAAATAACTAAAGAATAACTAAATCAATATAGATTAATCATTGCAATACTTTTGTTTGAAGCAATATCAATCGCTCTCCACATTCGGAGATTTACGACCTTTTGCTTTTTCTTTCTCTTTCAAATAATTAATGAAATCGATAGCTTGCTTTCGACTTTCTTCTGAAAAGTCCGAAGCTTCTTTAAAGGCGATTTGCAAATCAGGATCGTCAAAAAGGTCATGATTAAATTCATTTGGTTTTTTTCCAGTTAGAATATAGTCAGTTGTTACTCCATACAATTCAGCAATTTTAACCAGCATTTCTCCATCAGGTTTTCTTAAACCATATTCCCAATTTGCATAGGTGGACATAGTTTTAATGCCGAGTTTTTTAGCCACTAATGATTTACTCCAACCTTTTTTCTCTCTTAATTCAGTTAAGATTTTTCCTGTTATATTTTCCATTTTCAAACACCTTTTTCATTTGGTGTGTAAATTTTATCACGTTTTACACAATGAAGATAAATAGTTACACAAAAAGAATAAAATATTATTGACTTACCCTATATGTGTATATTAATATGGGTTTAACAACGAGTTACACAAAAAGAGTAAGGTGGTGTTGCAGTAATGCTTGAAAAATTACGAGCAGCTAGAATTTCTCAGGGAAAAACACAAACATATATGGCTAAACAATTGGGATACAGATATGCCAGCGGTTATGCGAATATCGAAATGGGTCGTACTAAGCCGAGCTTAGAGAAAGCACAACAAATTTCTGAGCTGCTTAACGGAGATGTGAAAGAGCTTTTTTTTGATGAAAAGTTACACAATATGAGTAATAAAACTACAGCATAGGAGGCATAGAAATGGCTCGCAATACAATGACTGTTCAAGAAGCAGCTGAATACCTTGGTGTTCACCACGACACGATTTACACAATGGTTCGCGAAAAAGAAATTCCACACTTCCGAGTACGCACACGCATTTTCTTCACTAAGCACAACATAGATGCGTGGATCGAAGCGCAGGAACAAGCAAATATGAAGGAGGCTCTATAGAGTGAATCATATTGTTTTTATTGAAGGCAACCAAGCCGTAACAGACAGCCTGACGGTGGCTAAGGTGTTCGGAAAACGACACGCCGATGTAATAAAAAGTATTGAGACACTCAATTGCTCCAAGGAATTTACTGAACGAAATTTTTCGTTGAGTGATTATCAAGATGCAACTGGTCGAACGTTAAAAAAATATCTAATCAAACGTGATGGACTCACATTTTTAGCTTTTGGTTATACAGGCGCAAAGGCAGCGCTATTCAAAGAAAAATATATTGTGGAGTTTAACCGCATGGAAGCCGAGTTGCAAAAAATGACTCAGCCGTCCTACATGATCGAAGATCCAGTCAGCCGGGCAAAGCGATGGATCAGCGAGCAGGAAGAACGGCAGCAACTTGAACAAACATTGAAGATTCAAGAACCATTAGTCAACTTTGCACAGAGTTGTATGGCATCAGAAAGATCAATGCTTGTTCGTGAACTGGCAAAGCTTGCTTGTAAAAACGGCATTGTTATTGGTGAGAAACGGCTCTTTCAGAAGCTGCGCGAATGGAAGATGATTATGGCGAACAAAAATGAGCCATACCAGGAATACATCGAGCGCGGTTACTTTGAAATCGCACAGGGGGTGCGAGATGTAAAAGGAACGCCGAAGTCCTGGCTGACAATGCGCATCACTCCAAAGGGGCAAGCTTTTATTATCAACAAGCTCAAAAAACAGCAAGTAAGCTAGTTCATTCAATACTTAAATTTTACCAAATAATTCCCCGTGAAACAGGAGGCGAACATATGTCGAACAACCCGTATAAACTCGATAATTTACCAAAGATTATGCGAGAGGTCAGAAAGGCAATCGGGCTTACTCAATTTCAATTAGGGCGGCTACTCGGCGGTAAAGATCAGCGATACGTGTCAGATGTTGAAAACGGCTTGACCGCATTGACACCTGAATTGTGTATCAAGTGGTTTGAGGCTTGTGGAGCATATGAACACATTGATCTCGTACATTACTTGTTTAAGCTGCATCCAACAGCAGCGGCACCTATTGATCCGGCATTAAATAGGAGCGCAAGTAATGCGGTTATCAATATGATTCATCAGCTTGAGGAAGCAATCCAAGCAACAAAACATCTATCCCGATGGCTAGCGAATGATCGACCAGGAAGGTCAGAGGATTTACCTTTGGGGGATATCAAGCAGATATTTGATCTAATCCCAGCAAACAAAACTCTGATTTATTCGTTAGCGCGGAGTCATGGTCTAAATATGCAAGAGTTGGCTGACAGGTGGACCCGTAAAGCGCTAATGGATCAGGTAGCAATGGCAAAACAAGAGGAAAGGAAGGCGGTATTAGTATGAAAACCAATCAATTTTTAAAGACAGATGTAGATTCAGCTAAAAGAAAAATCGAATCAGCGGAAGAGCTCTCTATCATGCTTTCAGAGGCATTACGTGATGGTGATTATGAAGAGGCAATTAGTCTCGCGGGAAGCATCAAAGTTCTTACAGAGGATATCACCCGACTGGCGAATAAAGGGCGGTTGTATGAAACAGCTATGAAAATGCAACAACGAGGCATCAATTTGGCAGTGATAAGTAGGTGTCTGGGATGAACATCGAAAACCCAATGCTTTTGAACAACTGGCACGACAAGCTGACTGAGCCAGAAACACAAAAGGATTTTTTCGGGGATGAAGTTACCCCAGTCGATGATTATGTGATCGATTGCGGCGCGGTGATTTTGAGAGAGAACCTTGATCGCTATCTAAGGGAGCAACTTGGTTTCAAATTTAAAAATGGACAATAAAAAAATCCACTCTGCAAAGTGGATAGGTGTGACTTGTTAAATTGACTGATTAACTAATTATACCAAAACACCTCATAAAAATCAATGGAGGTTTTATATATGGCTAAAGCAGTAAAAGTGGCATTCAGCGAACGTGCGGAGGATCAGCAACGTTTGAGACAGGTCGGCGGTTCAATTGTATTCGCGAAAAACGGGAAAGCGCAGTTTAGTTTCCCTTCTATGGATCACTACCGGGAATGGCAACGACTTGGAACAGAAGCTTACAAAAGAAAGGTGGGGCTGCTCTAATGCAAGCAGAGGTTTTCGCTTCGACAGCGGGCATGAGTCGGGACGAATGGCTTCTTGAGCGACGGAAGGGCATAGGCGGTTCTGATGCTTCCGTAATTTTAGGCATAAACAAATGGCAAACACCGTTTGAATTGTGGTTAGACAAAACAGGTCAGGTACCTGTAAGCGAATCAGGCAGTGAAGCTGCATACTTTGGCTCACTTCTTGAAGACGTTGTTGCAAAAGAGTTTGAGATTCGTAGCGGAAAAAAAGTAAGGCGAAGAAAAGCAATGCTCAAGCATCCTAAGCATGATTTTATATTGGCGAATGTTGACCGAATGATTGTTGGTGAAAAAGTCATTTTGGAGTGTAAAACCACGTCAGCTTACAACCTAAAAGAGTGGGAAGATGACGAGATACCTGACAGCTATATTGTTCAGGTTCAACACTATCTAGGAGTGCTGGGGCCTGAATATAAAAAAGCGTACTTCGCTGTCCTGATCGGCGGTAACAAATTTGTTTGGAAAGAGATTGAGCGTGATGACGACCTCATTGCGATGATCTTTCAAGCAGAGATTGAATTCTGGAATGAAAATGTATTGGGCGGACAGGCTCCGGCGCTTGACGGTTCGAGTGCTGCAGAAGAATATCTCAAGCGACGTTATGAGGAGGCAGAGGGCGGTAAAGTCGTTGATCTCACTTCAGCGAATAAAACACGCATTCAGCAATATTTACAGTTTAAAGATCAGATCAATGATCTTCAATTGCAGGCAAAGGAATTAGAAAACCAAATTAAGCACGAAATGAAGGAAGCAGAATACGGCTTCATCGGAAACTATCAAACTAGTTGGAAGTCAGTTTCAACTAATCGGATTGCTCTAAAAAACTCAAAGAGCAGTTTCCGGACGTATACGAGAAAGTCACTAAAGAAGTCCAATTTAGACGCTTTGGAATCAAGGAGGTTGGCTGAATATGGCTACAAATCAATCGCTAAAAAGCAATATCCAGAAGAAACAAAACAGTGCTCCAGCACAACAGCAAGGAACAACGATGAAAGGTCTGCTTTCTTCTCCGGCAGTCATGAATCGTTTCGAAGAAGTTCTAGGGAAAAGGGCTTCCCAATTTACAGCGTCAATTCTGAGCCTTTACAACGGTGAAAAGATGCTCCAAAAGGCAGAGCCTATGAGCGTAATTTCATCGGCTATGGTAGCGGCGACGCTTGATCTGCCAGTGGATAAAAACTTGGGTTATGCCTGGATCGTTCCGTATGGCGGCCGTGCCCAATTTCAGCTTGGTTACAAAGGGTATATTCAGTTGGCTTTACGTACGGGCCAGTATAAATTCATCAATTGCATACCGGTCCATGAAGGAGAATTGCAAAAGTGGAACCCATTAACCGAGGAAATAGAAATTGATTTTGAAAAACGGGAATCAGATGCGGTTATTGGTTACGCAGCTTACTTTGAGCTTTTAAACGGTTTCCGGAAAACAGTGTATTGGACTAAGGCGCAAGTTGAAAAGCATAAAAAGAAGTTTAGTAAGTCGGACTTCGGCTGGAAAAACGATTGGGATGCAATGGCATTAAAAACTATTTTGAAAGCGATTCTGAGCAAATGGGGCATCTTGTCAGTGGAAATGCAGAAGGCTGTCATTGAGGACGATGAGGCACGAGAGCGCATTGACATCACTGACGAAATGTCTGAGCCAGAAATTATTGACGCAGAAGTATCAGAGGAAAAACCAAGTGCGCAGGATGCTGATCCTTTTGACGGCAAGCCTGTTGACATCAGCGACGATGACCTCCCATTTGATTAAGGTTAGTATCCCCTTCTGTTATAAGTGGCTGGCAGAAGGGGCACCCAATCGCGCACAGCTGTTTCGTGATTATGTTGAAGGCTATCTCAGAACATATGAACCTGGTTTACGTTTAGTCCGCATCAGCGGAATGACAGCACTGTGTGAAAGGAAGTAGGTGAACGGCATGGATATGGAAGGTTGGGGTTACGTTATTGTCCCTTCTCGCCAATTTACAAACAGACGCGAAAAGATGATTTATATGTGCTTACTCGAAGAGGCTGCTTTCGCACCATTTGGATCCCTAAAGATTGGAGAAGCGATGATCAACGTTGCTGAATTGGCGAGAGAAGCTTCCATTGACGTAAAGAAGGTGCGTTATTCGCTCAGTAAGTTAGAAGAATCAGGCTTTATCAAAACGAGGCGCTTGAAGCAGAACAAAGGGATCATTGTCACCATTGTTGATTATGTAAAGCTTCAAAACACCAAGAATTATGGGAAGAAATCGGAGCCGGTACAGGAAGAAACATCAGCACAAGAAGAGCAGCAGGAGGATGAGAAGAAAATGAAGAGTAACGCATTTGCATTTTTCGAGGATGAGGGATTCGGCCTTCTATCATCGTTCATGGCTGAGAAGCTTAATAGCTTGATAGACGATTATGGCGAAGATAAGGTGCTGGAGACAATGAAAGAGGCAGTAACGCGGAACGCTCGCAATCTGGCTTATGTACAGCGCATTCTCCAGTCAAATAAGAACAAAGGTAAGGAGTGGCAACATGGAAACACACAAAACGCGAAGTACGGACGCGGCAATGGCAGCAATTCTGAAAAAGCTCCAAGAAAGGTCAGCCCAATTTTCGGCGGGGTCGGCCGGGTCAGAAGAAAAGGCTGAATATGATTGCCCGAAATGCAAAGATCAACTTGGCTACATCGAGAACAAGGACGGATATGAGGTTTGGATCCGGTGCAAATGCATAGAGCGCCGGCGGATCCGGAAACTGATGAATTCTAGTGACATAACTGCTGAATTTGAGAAGCTAAAGTTCAAGAATTTTATAACTGAGGGAAAGCCAGCTGTCGTGAAAGACACTTACGATACTGCGGTGGAATACTACAAGGATTTTGACAGCATCCGCGGCACCAGAAGCAACAGCATTGCTTTACTGGGGCAACCAGGCTCAGGTAAAACTCACCTGTTAACAGCTATTTCAAACAAGCTGATCAAATCGAAAAATATCGCGGTTCAGTATTTTCCTTACGTGGAAGGCTTCAACGATCTGAAAGACGACTTTGACAAGCTGGAAGAGAAACTCAACCGCATGAAAGAGGTTGAAGTACTGTTCATAGATGATCTGTTCAAGCCTGTGTACACAAACACCAAAGAAGGACGGATTAAGAAACCACGGGCAACCGATTGGCAAGTGGAGCAGACATACTCCGTCATCAATTATCGATATCTGAATCATAAACCGGTTCTTATCTCAAGTGAATTAGACATCGAAGAGCTAGTCGATATAGACGAGGCACTCGGCACCCGGATTTATGAAATGTGCGCGGACTATTGCGTGATCATCAAGGGCGACAGAATGCAATTAAATCATAGATTGGCAGGGTTGCAGAATGGATGAAAAAACGAACGTTATAGGATCCAAAGGAATGTATTTGTTCGGGCCTGCTGAACAAAAGGGCGGCAAGGACCTCACACCAGCTATTCAAGTGCTTGAGGAAAAGATCAGACAAATGGAGTTGATGCGCAGTGCTTAAAGCGGTGATCCTGCTGCCGGCTATCATACTCACAGCGCCAGCAAAAGAAAAGCAGATTCAGCAATGGGAAGAGAATGACGGGAGGTAAGGGAAATGAGGGAAATCAAGTTTCGCGCTTATCATACAGAGAAAAGAGACGGTCAAGAATTTCCACGAATGATTAACTGGGATGAACTTCTCAATAATGACGAAGAGGAGTTAACTTGTTATTTCAGAAACGAGTTTTCAAATGTATCACCTTTAATGCAATACACCGGATTGAAGGATAAGAATGGCCGGGAGATTTATGAGGGGGATATTGTAATTGATGAACGCAAGAGCTCTGCAGAAGTAGTTTTTGATGATGGCTGTTTCTGTGTAATTGGATATTTGGGAGATTTACGAACCCATCCACTTCGTGATTCCCTATTTTGTGGTGAAAGATTTGAAGTCATCGGCAACATTTATGAAGATCCCGAGCTTTTGGAGGTACAACATGCCAGCAAATAAGTACGGCGCCAGAAAAACACAGATGGACGGCATCACGTTCCATAGCATCGCTGAAGCCAAATACTATGAGCAGCTGAAATGGCTCAAGGTGAGTAAGCAGATCAAAGATTTTAAGCTGCAGCCACGGTTCCTGCTGCAAGAAGCATTCAAAAAGAACGGCAAAACTTTTCGGAAGATTGAATATATTGCAGATTTTGAGGTTCATAATTTGGACGGCAGCATCGAGATCATTGACATCAAGGGCGTGGAAACAAAGGAATTTGCCATCAAACGCAAGTTGTATGAACGCCGATATGATACGCCACTGAAAGTGCTGGCTTTGGATGATTTTTTAGGCTTTATCGAACTGGACGAGCTGAAAAAGCTGAAAAAACTCAAAAGAAAGGCGGGAAAGTCCACTGTTAAACGTGGTAATCGCAGACGATCGGCCGTTGTGGGTGCAGGAAGAAGATAAACTCATGGCCTGTATGACACGTTGCTCTCAGTTTAAGGCATGCGCCAGCCGAATGGGTTCTGATTGCAAGAAGCTTGGCGGCACGGAAATACCCAAAATCAATTCAGGAGGCAGATACCATGGAACAGCAAAGCAACAATCCTTACAAGCCAGGACCGGTTGAAGAATGGAAGATGACGCCGGAACAGCTGGCGGAATACGTGAAAAAGCATCCGATCGTTTATAGGGAGGAACTGAAACCATCGCCAGCATTCACGATGGACAGATGGAGAATGGACCACTATTAAACACAAAAAAGCACCGAAGCGTTAGCCCCGATGCATTGATATGAACTGGTACTTCTATCATAGCACAGGGGGCGCTAAGAATGTACAACCCAAGAGAAATTAATTTAAACAAAGATACAACGATCCAACAGGCATTCGAGCCGGGCAAAATACAAATTCTTATTTTAGATGGGAACGAGGGCACTGCACATGTCCTTGAAGCCCCAGAGCACGGAGAAACAATCATTCAAACAATTAAGGGCGGTCTGTCTCGTTTGGATTATAAGATTGGCCACAAATTCAAATAGCAGGGGCTTTCCCCTGCGGGGGAGGAACGGACATGAAAGAGAGAATTGAACGTTTGAAAAAACTGACATACATTCCTCAGAAGGAAATTGCTTGGCTTATTGAGCAAGCTGAACTGGCTGTTAAGCAGCGGGAAATCATCGAGGAAAACAAACGCCAGCAGGAAGTAACGGTTCATCAGTTCCGGCAGGCTCAAAAGGACATTCAGCATCTAAGAGGCGATAGGAAGCGATACAAACAGGCATTGGAGAAAATCATTACCAATCTCAATTTCGCGATAACAGTTGCTCAAAATGAATTGGAGGGTGATGCGAAATGAATTCGTATAAACAAATTTGCCCGTACTGCGGTTGCGAAGAAGAAGAATGCTATGCCAACTGGGATTCGGACAGCGACGGAACTGTAACGTGTTCGAAATGCAACAAAGATTATTATTCTATGCCACAGTATCGCTTCGAGGGTTGGCAGGTCGAAAAAATTTGTGAAGAATGCGGCGAAAAAGAAAGTGAATGCTTTTGCGAGGGGGAAGAAGAATGATCCCTTTACAAGTTGAGCTGCAGCGGGCAGTCAAAGCCACGAAAGACGAAGCGATGACAGTTGAGCAGGCTGCGGAATATTTGAAAGTGCATCCAGATTACATACCGGTGCTCGTGGCAAAGTCAGAAGATCTGAAAATGATCGGTGATGAAACTATCATTGCAAAGCGTGATAAGACAAATGGTTGGCTCATTGGCGGGATTGTGGCGGTTTTATTCTTTGCAATTGCGGTTCTGCCGGGGATAGGGGGATGACAGCATAATCGAACACAGATGACTAATATGTGAAAAAAGCCATGATTCTTGTGTTATCCCTAAATAATTATTTTATTCTACAAAATAATACAATTAATGTGTAAAATGGAATAAAAAAGACATGCAGAAGCTTCTACATGCCAGACAAGATTATTCCATTAAATCCATTGTAATAGAAATAAAGTCTTGCTGTAAAGGCTCTCTGTTCCGGGGGGACAATAATTATGGGATCAAGATTTACACTTTATCATGCGCTTCATAAAACAAACAAAAACAAGTTGTTTGAAATCAGTGAGAAATATGGTGTTGAATCAAAATTAAATCCAAATGTAGGGAAGACGGAGTTAGTTAAAGAATTAATTCCTTTTATACCTGAATCTGAACAAGAGCGTATAATTGATGAGACATTTAATACTCCAAAAACTAAGTATACTGGACACATTGGCATCATAGATAAAAATATGCCCGATGAAACAGTTATAAAAAAGGGATGTCTGTTATTTAATAGAAAGTCTGACTATAATCCGGAAATTCCTGAATATCAAACCAATCAAAAACAAGAAATAGAATTAGTTTTATTAAAAGACAAAGAAGCAACTTTTTATTACACTCTTTTCACAAAATCGCCAGAATATGACTACGATGCAATGGAATCTAAAGTGGTAGTCACTTCAAAAAAAGTAAGGGTCACAGTAAATGTTCATAAAAAAATTGTAACAGTTTTCACAGGAGATAAAGATCTGTTTAATAATGCTCTTACTGCTTTAACTATTGTTATGGATTTTCCTTTAAATCCACTAGAAGCTAATTTAACAGGTATTTCTGAAGTTGTGAGAGGAAGTTTTTCATTTCATACTGTTAAGGTATTAGACTATGTGTTTCATGGTTTGTCAAAGTTAGGGACAATAGGTGCTATTAAAGAAATAAATTTGGAAACCAGTAATAGTAGTAGAGATGTACAAAAAGTTAAAGTCCAAGGTGGAACTAACTTGTTAGACGATAAATCTATTTGTGAGTATCTTTTCCTTTATTCAAGAGACTTAATTGGTTTGAAACTAGATTTGAAACTAAATACGCATAATTTAGATGAAGTTATAAACCTTGAAATTGGTATAAGAAGTGCCAGAGTAAAAATAGGAGTAAGAAAAGGCAAGAATACCATAGAAAAATTACAGTTTATCTATGAAATATTAGAAAACAATATTTATAACTATATCAAAGCTCAAGGTTTGATTAATGAAGAAAAGACTATCCAACTACTGGAGAAAATCAGACAAAAGGTGTTGGAGGTATGAATCAATAGCCCAAAAACTGAGGTGAGATAATGGGGATGAAATATGGCAATTTTGATTCTCTTGAGGAACAAGTAAATAATATACTAAATACTAATGCACTTTTGATTTTAATGGGAGAGAAAGGCATCATTAGTTCTGAAGAGTTTGAGTACGCAAAAAATATAGCTCTAGAAGAATTCAAAAAAGAATACCCTGAGCTGTTTAAGAGGTAAAGTATGAATTTACAGCATATATTTAACCCAACTAATATTCAAAATTTCCTAACATCAGTTTTCACAAGTGGAATCGTTACTCTCCTGATTCAGTCAGTTATAAAGGGGAGTATTAATAATCATTTCAACAAAAAAATGGTGAAATTCAAAGATGACATTGCCCAATTATCAGAAGAACGAAAACTTGACTTTGATAGGAAAATTCATGATTTTTCTTTATATTCGACTAAAAGGCATGAACTATATCCGGAATTGTTCCGGCGTATTTATAAAACAAATAAATCGATTATAACCCTAGAAGGTATGTCTCAATTATCAAGTTCTTTTATTAGTTCAAAATCAGAGATAATCCCACATTATGAAAGCATACATTTTGAATTAGAAGAAGATTTAAGAAATGAAATAATAAATCTGTTAGATTTGTGGGATTCTGACGTCGATGATTGTTTGGAGCAAATCAGTTCAGTAGTAAAGAAAAGTCTTTGTAAGAAAGTATCCCTTGAACTAAAAGAAGCAAACGAATTTTTCGAACAGAATATTTTATTCTTTTCTGATGCTGCAGTACAAAAATTAGAACTCTTAATGCCCGCATTGTCGCTATTGTACCTGCAAAAATTGGGTGAGAACAGTAGTGTACAAATTGATGAAGAAAAAGTACAAGAGGATATCAATTCATTAGAAGAGTTATTGAAAGGTGAATTAAGTAAAGGTGACTATAAAAATTAATAAGTCCTAGACGGAAAGCCTGCGGACACTGATCACTGTACAGAGAAATCTGTGCTTTGGTTGGTGTCCGTTTTTTATTTGAGTGGAGGGATGACATGAAACTGGAAAAGAAAAAGCCCAATAAAAACGCGCAGGAGCGTTCTGAGCGGTTTTGGCGGCAAATGATGGGGCAAGACAGGCAAACACTCAGAAGAGGCAAAGGCGGCGCTTATAAGCGTAAATAAGAGGAGGATAAACATGCAGGATTTAATCATTGAATACAAAAGAGCGTTAAAAGAAGCGAGAAAGATGTATCGGGCATTCTCGAAAACACCGAAAGTTGAAATGACAGCAGAACAAAAGAACGATAAGAAAATCATTGGCAGTATGATCAGCGATATTGAATTCACTCTCGAATGGCTGCAGCACGGGAGACAACCGGGAGCACGCCGGGGAGCTGACAGAAGGGACGTTTACCAAAGAACGATTCTTGCTGATCCTCGTATCATTGATGCAATGCCAGAAGAGTATGCGATCAATCAGGAGCCAGAAGGAGAGGTAAGCGATTGGGACAAAGAAAGAATTGCTGACGCCCTTTCTGTCCTCACTGAAAGAGAGAAGGACATATTCATCATGCACACAGTACAAAACATGTCTTTTGAAGAGATTGCCCAGCTGCTGGACATTAAAAAAGGAACAGTGCAGAAAAACATTGAACGTTCCCGATTGAAAATGAAAAATAGAGCAGAACACAGCCTATTCTGTTTAGCATGAATAGGTTTTTTGTCTAAAAACAATATTTTTTGGTAAAAAACCTAAATTTTCTCTGTGTTTATATTGACGGTGGTAAATATAACTGATATAATTAAAGTATCGAAAGGGGGTGTTGAAAGAGCATGGAAATGGTTGAAATTATCCTTCGGGACTTGGCTTGGCTGGTTGCAATCCTTACTGGAATTACAACAATGTTCAAGAACATCAAGGAAATGAAGGATAACAAAAAACGACGTTCTCCCGCCAAGAAGAAACGTCGCAAATAACCCAATGGGGGGAATTACTTCCCCCTCATCATATTATAACACTTTGAGTTCCATGCTCAAACAAATGAAAAAATTAGTAGACGGGTCAACGGTAATGTTCTTTGTTCTGTTCGTGATAGTGTTTGCAAACTTCGATTATGATCATCTTGGTACTTTGGATATCATTACAATGGTTTTGGCTCTTAGTTGGTTGGTAATCACTATTATAAATATCATCCTTAAATGGAGGAACACGCGGAATGACTAAGTTTGTTTTTGAAAATATTGACGAGCTGAGAGAATTCATGGATAAAGAAGTCATAACGACATCAGAAGCCATTGAGATTATCGGATGCAGCCGGCAGAACCTCAAGCAGCTGGTGGATTACAAAACATTGATTCCAATTAAAACAACAAATAGAGATCGCCTATTCTTGAGAAAAGACATTGAAGGCTATAAAAAGAAACGTTGATTGCACCCGCAGCTGAAGGGTGCTTTTTTTGTCTTACGACTGCCACCTATTTTATGAAGGGTACTTTCGTTCGACAAATTTTGCAAATACTTCCTTTGTCATGCTCTTTCACCGATAATATGGTGGGAGGTGAGACAGATGAGTAATATTGAATATTATAATGTAATAAACCATTTTTATATGCCGGTTGAAGAGACTTGCGCCGGTAATGTAAAGGATATTTGGAATTGGGACGTCTATATTGCTTGTAAAGGTTTTACTTATTTTGGGATGGCAGAAGAGAAAATCAAGGGAACAATAATTGCATGGACTCAGTTAGATTCTCATGAGTATTTTCAAGAAATACAAAAACTAGTTGTGGAAAGAAGCCAGAGGGAATATCATAAATCAAAAGGATAATCGAACAATGCCCGGAATGCTTTTTATATAGTCAATAAACATAAATTATTATCTAAAAATACAATTCTCCTATGTATATATTTATTTTTTTATGTCCATACTAATAATCAAAGGGAGGTGATAAAGTTGGAGAAAAATAAAGTATATTCATTTTGTAATAGTGAAAGATTACAAGAAATTTCAATGGATTTTGCAAGAAAAAAAGGTTATACATTGGAATTAAAGTCTCCACCTTATGAATTCTCTAAGAACTCAGAAGGTATCCATGTAGTAATTAGTTCTCGAGAAGAAACAAAGTTGACGAGTCGTGGATTTTTAATACCTTTTGGTTTGAATGAACAAGAAGTACAAGACCTTATAGACGAAGAGATAAAGAATCTCGAAATAAATAGAATGTTATAAGCATCCATCAGGGTGCTTTTTTTGTTCCCTGTAAACTGCTTCCGGTAAGTCTCAGGATAGACAATTGGCGGTTAACGGCTTGAGCACGGTGGCAGTTAGAAAGAATATGAGGAGGGGACATCATGAAACCATTAGGTGAGCTGGTAATCAACACTAACATTGAAATTAAAGCGATAAGAAAAGTACTATGCCAACACGTGTGAGCGATCGGGATGTAGTGAGAATCAGTGCTGAAGAACTTGAGGAAAAACTTGCAATGATTCAGTAACGAAAGAATCAATAAAGGATGAGATTTATGCCCCTTAAGCCCCTAAGAATATGCGCCGCCCCTGGGTGCCCCAGCCTCACCCGTGGTCGGTACTGTGATGCACACCAGACACAGCAACAAGAAGAAACAAAACATTACAACAAACATTCAAGAAACAAAACTATAACAAGTTTTTATAAATCAACAGATTGGAAACGAACAAGACAACTTGCATTGATAAGAGACAATTATCTCTGTCAGCATTGTTTGAAAAATCATTGCTTCACTCCGGCTGACATGGTGCATCATATTGTGGAAGTAAAGGAAGATTGGTCGAAAAGATTAGACTTGGACAACCTTGTAAGTCTGTGTAACGCCTGTCACAACAAGGTTCACGGGAGTAAGGGCAAGTGACCCTCCCCCCTATCCAAATCTCTGGAAGGGAAACGTTTGGAGAACGGCGCCCCCTCTTCTGCAAACAAACACCGCTTTTCAAAGTTCCGGAAAAACAAAATACCCTCCCGGCGAAATTGCCGAGAGGGCTTGGTACGACTGGTTTTGTTGTTAATTCCATCGTATCACGATTGGTGAAAAAAACAAGCAAAAAATGCAATTTTTTTGATGTGAAATGAGGTGAGAACATGCCGAGGCCTGCAAAATCCGCGACGCTTCAATTGATACAGGGCAATCCAAATAAAAAGAATACGGAAGAGCTGGCCGCCCGGGCTGAGCACGAGAAGAAAATGAAAATGCGATCCGATAATATAAAACCGCCAACGTGGTTGGATAAGGTCGGGAAAAAAGAATTCAAACGGGTTGCTGCTCTATTAACAGAAGTTGAAATCATCACGGAAGCGGACATCAGCATGTTGGCTGCCTATTGTAATGCCTATTCGCAGTATGTATCAATTTCTAAAATTATTGAAGAAGACGGGATCATGGTCCATACGGAAGGACAAGACGAAGACGGCAACCCAATAAAGCTTGTTGGTGAAGAGCATCCGTTATTAAAGCGGCAAAAGAATTATTTTGATCAAATGAAATCAGCAGCGAATGACTTTGGCCTTACACCGTCTGCCCGGGCAAAACTTGCTATCACCCGTACCCAGGAAGAACGGGAAAAGACGGCTGCGGAGAAGGAGTTTAAAAACGTATGAAGACAATCAAACAATTTCTCATTGATTACTCGCGCGATGTGATATCGGGTGAGATTGTGGCGTGTGAAAAACACATTTGGGCCTGTGAGCGTTTTTTAAACGATGTGAGTCGGGAAGGAACAAGGGAGTTTCCTTATGTGTTTGATGATGAAAAAGCCCGCCGGTTCCTTTATTGGATGACTCAGTTTAAACATACAAAAGGGCCTTTGCAGGGTGAAAATATTGTACCTGAGCCTATTCAAATATTCATCTTTGGCAATGTGTACGGCTGGGTGCATAAGGATACTGGCTATCGCCGATTTAAAAAAGTCTACTGGCAGGTAGGTCGTAAAAACACCAAAACGCAGAGCCTGGCTTGTGTCGGATCTTATGAGGCAATGGCAAACGATGAATATATGTCCGAGGTTTACATTGGTGCCACAAAAACGGAACAAGCAAAAATCTGCTGGAATGAAATTAAGGCGCAGATTATGCAAGCCGACCTTTTGAACAAGCCGGAGAAAAAATATCGAATTGCATATGGGAAAATCGAGCATCCAAAAACTCAATCTAAAATCGAGGCGCTTTCGAAGGATGCTGGTAAAACAGGGGATGGTTTTAACCCGCAATGCGGCATTATCGACGAATACCACGCTCATAAAACCTCAGAGATTTACGATGTCCTGGCTTCCGGTATGGCTGCCCGTGCTCAGCCATTGATGCTGATTATTACTACGGCCGGATTTGAATTGAATAACCCTGCTTATCGTGTTGAATATGATTATGTATCCCGCATATTGGACCCGAATAAGGTGGAACAAAATGAACAGTATTTTGTGATGATCAATGAGCTTGATAAAGGTGACGACGTTAAAGACGAAAAGAACTGGATTAAAGCAAATCCGATTGTTGCAGCCAATGAACACGGCTTGAATTATTTACGTGGAGAGTTGGAGGTCGCGCTTGCCGTCCCGGAGAAAATGCGAAATTTCATGACAAAGAACATGAATATCTGGGTTAACATGCGGGAGAATGGCTATATGGATATGCAGGCATGGACAGATTGCGGATCTGATAAACTCCCGGATTTGAAAAATCGAGAGTGCTATGTGGGCATTGACTTATCAAAAACAATTGATTTAACGGCAGCATCTTTTATCTTTCCGTTAGATGACGGCAGTTTTGCTGTAGAAAGCCACGGATTTATGCCGGAGGACACATTCCATGAAAGAATGAAGACAGATAACGTCCCCTATGATTTGTGGAAGAAAAGGGGATGGTTAACGACAACAGATGGTGCAGTTGTTGACTATGACTATATCAGGGCTTTCATCAAAAAAATGGAGAACCAAAATGGGTGGAGAATCAAGGAAATAGGTTATGATCCATACAACGCCACGCAGTTTGCTCAGCAAATGGAAGCGGATGGATACACAATGGTTGAGATACGGCAGGGCGTAGCCACGTTGTCCGAACCAACAAAAGATTTTAGAGCGAAAGTGAAGGCAAAAAAAATCATTCATCCTAAAAACGATTTGTTAACATGGGCGATGGGTAATGCGGTAACAAAAATGGACGCCCAGGAGAATATTATGCTTGATAAATCCAAATCAACTCAGCGTATTGATCCGGCAGCAGCTTTAATTAATGCGTATGTGCGCGCTTCTCAGATTAATAATGAAGTTGATTTAAATGCTTATATTCAGTCAGCTTCTTTCTCTTTCTAAAAGGTGGTGTAAGAGTGAAGAAAATATTGAAGGTCTTTCTACTCTTTTTGAATGATTTTCTATTTATCATTGGAGCTGCTTTTGTTCTGACTGCTGCATATCGTTTGAACGCAAACATCGGTCTTATTCTGACGGGTGTCTTTTTTATGTTTTATGCTGCGCTTTTAAGCAAGAAAAGGGGGTGATTAATTGTTTTTAGAAGGATTGTTTTCAAAAAGATCAAACGAATCTGACCCCTGGAACCTTGCTGATCCACCAGAGTGGATAGTTGATATGTTTGGCGGTTCCAAAACGGCAAGCGGTGAGCGTGTTAGTGAAGCTACTGCACTGGTTCATCCTGATGTGTTTTCCTGTGTGAATGTCTTATCCGATGATATTGCTAAACTTTCGATTCATACATTCCGGAAGGTTAATGGAAATATCGAAAGCGGGATGGACCATCCAATTGCTTCATTACTTTATCTTAAACCGAATCAATACATGACAGCTTTCACTTGGAAGAAGCTCATGATGACTCATGTTTGTACCTGGGGCAATGGATATTCGTATTTAAAGCCTGATAAAAATGGTTTTATTACTGATTTGCTACCATTAAATCCGGCCAATACTCATCCCTATGTGGACCCGAATACAGGAATTTTGTGGTATGAAACCATCATTAATTCAAAAAGAGTGGAATTGTATGCTGACGAGGTTTTGCATTTCAAAGGTATGACTGAGGACGGGATTAACGGTAAAAGTCCAATAGGCGTTATAAGAGAGCAAGTCGGAGCTCAATCAGCTGCTACTAAATTTAACGCAAAGTTGTATAAGAATGATGCGACTCCCAGGGGTATTCTGAAAGTGCCCACCCTGTTAGAGGAAGGCGCGAAGGACCGAGCAAGGAGAGAATGGGACAGGGTAAATGCAGGGAGAAACATTGCCATTATTGATGCCGGGCTTGATTATCAATCAATTTCAATGCCTTTGCAAGAGGCACAATTTGTAGAATCAATGAAATTTAATAAGGCTCAGATTGCCTCCATCTTTAAAGTGCCTTTGCATAAGATCAATGAGCTCGATCGTGCGACGTTTAGCAATATCGAACACCAATCTATTGAATATGTAAAAAATACACTTCAGCCGTGGTTAGTATCGTTTGAACAAGAGTTCATTACTAAGCTGTTTACCGATGACGATATTATAAAGGGGTACTATACCAAATTTAATGTTAATAGCGAATTACGCGGTGATGCAAAATCAAGGGCTGAGTATTACGAAATTATGGAGCGCATCAGCGGTTTGAATATTAATGAAATCCGAGCATTAGAAGAGAGAAATGCCATAGAGAATGGGGACCGTCATCTTGTTTCTCTAAATTACACGTTCTTAGATACGCTTGAGCAATATCAAATGAGTAAAGCAAAATCAGTTAAAGGGGGTGAAAACAAAAATGAACAAGGAAGTACGTCATCTGACAACGAAAATTGAGTTGCGATCTGCAGGTGAAGATGAAGAGAAAAAGCATTATATTGAGGGTTACGCTTTGAAATTCGAAAAATGGTCAGAGCCGTTGGGAGGATGGTTTAAAGAAATCATCAGCCGGAACGCCCTGGATTATACTGACCTTTCTAACGTAGTCGCTCTTTTTAACCACCGTCAAGATTATCCCTTAGCGAGAAATACTGTTTCTGAGGACGTAGGGAGGCTGGAACTAGAAACAGATGCAATAGGTCTCAAATTCCGTTTTATCCCTACAGACACGTCATACGCAAAGGATTTAATGGTGAATGTTAGAAGCGGAGTCGTTAATCAGTGTTCTTTTGCTTTTTCTTTGGATTACAGAAATGGAGAGCCAGATGAGTGGCGGCATAATGATGAAGAAGGAGTTTATGAACGACGAATCAATGCTATAGATAGAATCTCTGACATATCGCTAGTCACAACACCTGCCTATAGCGATACGGAGGCCGTTGTTAGTGAACGAAGCTTGGCTAAGGTGGAGCGGTTAAAAGAAATGCGTGCTGCCCCAATTGAAAAATTAAAAATGGAGCTTGAACTTTTAGACCTGACAATTTAGGTCTATTTTTTATGTCCAAATTCAAGGAGGAAATACGAATGACAGTTGCTATGACGAAAAAAGAACGTGAATTGAGACAAAAATTCACACAGAAAAAACAAGAGGCATCCAATCTTTTGAATGAAGGGAAGTCCGAAGAAGCCCGCAGCATGCTTGATGAAGCCAAGGCGCTGCAAAAACAAATCGAGCTTATGTCAGAAGAGCGTGGCTTGGAACTGCCGGCATTGGGTGAAGAACGAAACTTTGTACCAGAATTCGAACGAAAGCCCGATGAAGAACCCGAACAGCGCGATATTTTAACAGCTACAAAAGAGTACCGGGATGCTTGGTTTAAAGTGCTGACCGGACGTAGCCATGACCTTGGTGAAGAAGAAAGAAGCATGATGCAGCGTGTCTTAAAAGAAAATCGCTCTTTGTCTGCTGGAAGTGATAAAGACGGCGGGTATACTGTTCCAGACGATATTTCTAAAGAGATTTTAAAATCCATCAAGGAATTAAACTCTGTTCGGAATCTGGTTCGCGTTGTGCCAAAAACTGCCCCATCAGGGAGTTATACAGTCCGAAAAGGTGTGGCTGGAAAACTCTATAATACAGCCGAAAAAGAACAAATTAAAGAACTGAAAAACATGGAATTCGAACAAATCTGGTACAACGTCAAAAAGTTCGCCGGATTTATGCCGGTTTCTAGCGAGCTATTAAATGATTCATTTGTAAACTTTGTTCGTGAGATCGTGGACTGGCTCTCTGAATCTGCTGTAGTGACAGAAAATGATGAAGTCTTTTATGGAAAAGGCGGCGAAACAAATGTTGAGGGGATTATCACTAGTGAAAAATATAAAACCCTTAAAGCGCCTTCTGTAATTACGATTAAATTTCTACGTAAGGTTAAAAACCAGATTAAACGCGGATATCGTAAAAATGCAAAGTGGGTTATGAATACTGAAGCGTTTGAAACTCTGGCAAACATTGAAGATAAAAACGGCAGAGGAATCTTAGCTCAAGATCCTAGAGACGAAGACAGCTTCCTTTTGTTCGGACGACCGGTTGAGGTTTATGACGAAATTGTAACTGACGACAAGACACAAAAGACTCATATTCTTTTCGGTGATTTTGAACGTGCTTATTTCATGTTTGACCGTGAAAAATTTGAAATTAAATCAACTGACGTAGGCGGAGACGCATTCCTCACTGACCAAACATATTTCCGAGGTATTGAGCGTTTCGACGGGAAAGTTGTTGATCCAGAAGCTGCCGTCATCGTTACTGACCTTGTTGTTGGAGAAGAGGCACAAGTGGAAACACCATCGACTGAATCTGCAGACTTAGGTAAATAAAAAACGAAAGGATTGTTTTAACATGGAAGATTTTTTAAATGAAAGTAACGGAGCAAAAACATCAGCAAGAGACAATGGATCAGGGGAACCCATTACAGATGTCTCTATCGCGGACAACAGCGAACAAAATCCTCTCTATGTTAAAGGACTTCAAGGTGAACCCGGTCCTCAAGGAGAGCCAGGTCCAAAAGGTGACCCAGCTGTTATTGGTGAAAAGTCTATTGTACATGAAATGTTGGGAGAAAAATCAGTCCGCAGCATTAACATTGGAACGGGCAGCGTTATGATGGACCACCTAAATAGTGAAGTGAAAAACGTATTAGATGGGCTACAAAAACAAATTGATGAGCTGAAACCGAACACTTCTGCTGAATGAAAGACAGGTGATGTCGAGTGACAGAAGAAGAGAAAGTTGAATTAGAAAAGGCAAAAAAGTTCCTCCGGGTTGATGGTGAGCTTGAGGATGATTTGATTTTAGACTTTATTGCATCCGCAAAAGAATATATTTCTTCTGCGACCGGCCTAACATTTCCGAATAAATCAGCCAGGGCGGCAATGTGTGTGAATGCATTCGTTGCTCACTGGTATGAAAATAGAGAAATTGCCGGTACAACTTCTAATCTGGATGGCGTGCTGACTACCATGATCAATCAGCTCAAATATACATTGCCGGAGGCTGCTCCTAATGTTGAATGACATGAGATACCGGATTCAATTTCAGAAAAAGAAGCCTGCTGGCCGCCTGCCTGTGGATGGAAAGGACAGCTGGGAAACGGTTATTGAATGCTGGGCTAAAGCTGAAGGTTTAAAAGGCCGAGAATATTATGCTGCTGCTGCGATCCAGAAGGAAAAGACAGTGGAATTTACAATTCGACATCGCGAAGACATAGACGAGCATATGCGAATCATCTTTCGTGGAAAAGCTTATGAAATAGAATCGATCTTGCCTAACTATTCTCGCCGGCACTTCATTACAATAAAAGCAAATGTGGTGAGCTGATGAATTTTGAGTTGGAATTGAAAGGTTTTAAAGAACTCGAATCTACTTTCGCAGACTTAGCCCGCAAGGACGAAAAAATCCATAAAGCAACTGTAAAAGCCGGCGGAGCTGTATTGGCAGAAGTAATCAATGATAATGCTCCGCGGTCAGCTATTGGGGGGAGGCACCCTCATATAGACGAGGACATTATTGTTGGAAACAGGATAAAGCGAGATGAAGACGGAGAGATATATGCGGTTGTCGGCCCAACAAAGGACACTAAATTCCGTGTTCACTTGCCGGAGTTTGGGACCATTCATCAGGCAGCAAATCCTTTTATTCGAAACAGTATGATCCAGGCGAATGATAAGATGCTTGATGCTATGGAAAAGGTCATAAAGGCGGGGTATAAGCTATGAGTCTTTTAAACCTCATTGAAAGATCAACGCAATTAAAGGACAAGGTATTTGAAGCGCTGGAAACCCATCCGGCGCTTTTATTATTGATCGATCCTGCAAATATTTATGAACTGGCCGTACCAGAAGGGATTGAAAGTTCTCCTCCTTACATTGTGGTTCAGGAGATAGACTACAGAACAACTAAATGGGCTGATGGGAAGCCGATACAAGACAGCGCTGTATATCAGATTGATGTGTACCACAATAGTTCATGCGATCCTATTTTGGCCCCTATTGTGGACGTAATGGGCGGCCTGGATTTTCAGACAACGGCCCCTATCAATGAATTTTTACAGAAAGAACGGCTTATTCGAAAAGGATATCGGTTCGAAGCGAACATTTTATTATAATTGGAGGTTTTAAGATGCCTGAATACAGTTCAGTGACAGGTTTGAAGAATGTGAAATTTGCGCCATTAAAAAAGGCGGGTAAATTTTATGTTCCCACAGAAATTCTTGACTATGAATTTGCAATCAATATGAAAGTTGAAACAGAAACATCTACAGAAAAGCAATATGCGGATGACAAACTTGTCGATCTTGCAGTTTCAACTGGTTCAACTAAATTAGACATTGAAATGCGGGATCTGCCAATGGAGATTCTCTCTAAATTACTTGGAATTGAACAAGATGAAAACGGATTGTACTTGTTTAAGAAAAATATCATTCCTCCTTGGGTTGCGATGACATTTCAAGGACCTAAAGCAAACGGCAAGTCTCGTCATGTGGGATTGGTAAAAGGGAGATTCTCTTTGCCGGGTGATGAATGGAAAACAAAACAGGATAAAACGGATTTCCAAACAATCAAACTTTCAGCGGAATTTGTTGATAGAGAACAGGACGACGTGTTCAAAATCGTTGCGGATGAAGATGGAGAAAAATTCGATATAGATCACTTTTATAAGGCAGTTTTTGGGGATGCCTATCAAAATAAACAAGGCACAGAAGAAAATGTAAGTGCTGATCTTGGGAAATAAAAGGGGAAGCTGAAAAGCTTCTCTTTATTCAGATAAAATCTATTTAACCAAAAGGAGGAGTCATTATGGCTCAGAAACATATTTCTATCAAATTGTGGTTTGAAGACGAAAAGAAGTTTAAAACTTTTATTGCACCGCGAACAAATACAAAGACACTTCTTGAAGCGCTGAGATTAAATGCTGAAGCAGAAAAAACATCAGATGATCTTGAAAAGAGCATCAAAACATTGGAGAAACAAATCCAGTTTATTGTGAAAATATTCCGTGACCAGTTTACTTATGACGAGTTCACCGAAGGGCTACAATCATTTGAAGTGACAAAAGAAGTCAGCCGAATTCTCTCAGAGGTAGCTGGATACAAAGAAATTGAGGAAGTGGATCAAGATTTTTTGCAGGAGAAGACGGAGAAGAATACACCTACGAACGAGGAATCCAGCAAATAAATGAAATTTATTCCACACTTCTTGAACAAGGATGGAAAATGACTGAAATAGATAACATGGATATTTACCATTACTTAGAGGTTTTGGCTGAAAAGAATAAGCCGAAAATTAAGACGGTAACAATTGACCAAATCTTTTAGACAGGTGCTCACCTGTCTTTTTTTGTGGAGTTTATGCCAGGAAAGCGGGGTGTTTACATATGGCTCAACCAATAGGAAATATGGTTGTTAAAGTAGGTCTTGACGATACAGGTTTTAATCGAGGTATTGAAGGCCTAAAAAGGCAAATGCGCCTGGCAAACTCAGAAATGAAGGCGGCCGGCAGTATTTATAAAAATACCGGTAACCAAACGAAACTCCTTCAGTCGCAAATGGAAGGCCTAAACAATAAATATAAGATTCAAGGCCGTTTAGTTCAAGAACACCGTCAGAGATATGATGAATTGGCCCGTCAAAAAGGAAAGGACAACCGCGAGACACAAATCCAAGCTCGGCGCTTAAATGATGCAATAGCTGTTCATCAAAATTTAGGAAGAGAACTGCAGCAAGTCAGCAAAGAATATGATACCTTGTCAGGAAACACTAGCCGGGCTGCAAGTGTTTTCTCTGTCTTTAAAAAGGACTCACAAGAAGTATCAAAAGAATTAAAGGCTGTCTATAATTCAGCGACTGAAACAGGGAAGGCGCTGACAGCTATAGGGGCGGTTGGAGCCCTTGGCATAGGGGCAACTGTTAAGGCTGCAGCCAGCTTTGAAAAGGAAATGAGCCGGGTTGCAGCGTTAGCAAATGCAACAGATGACCAAATGGCCGCGCTTACTGAAACTGCCCGCCATCTTGGGGCCGTAACACAATACACAGATGGTCAAGTAGCCGAAGGAATGCAGTATTTAGCCATGGCCGGCTATAAGACCAATCAAATCATCGGCGCAATGCCTGGGTTATTGGCAACTGCTGCAGCTGGGCAAACCGATTTAGGTGTTACAGCTGATATTGTCTCAGACATCTTAACCGAGTTTCATATAAAAGCAGAGGACACTAACCGCGTTGCTGATGTTATGGCTTATACGTTTACCAATTCGAACGCTAGGCTTGAGGAAATTGGGCAAACCATGAAATATGCGGCTCCCGCAGCAAAAACCGCGGGCGTGAGCATGGAAGAATTGGCCGCGGCAACCGGGATCATGGCGAACAGCGGGATTAAAGCTGATATGGCCGGAACAGCTTTGCGATCAACATTAACTCGTTTGGCTGCGCCTCCAAAGCCAGCAGCATCGGCAATCGAAGAGCTGGGGCTTAAAGTAACGGATTCAACTGGGAAAATGCGTCCGTTAGCGGACATCATAGGGCAAATCAACGAGAAAACCAAAGACTATACGGAGACAGAACAAATCAGGATTGCCAAACAGCTTGCCGGACAGCATGCTCTATCAGGCTTCATTACTTTAATGCACGCTGGAAAGGATAAACTCCAAGACTTCACAAAAGAATTGGAAAACAGCGGCGGCACAGCTGAGAAAATCGCTGATAAGCAAATGGACAACCTGGCCGGTTCATTTGAATATCTAAAGTCGGCCACAAATAACGCTGTTATTACACTTGGAAATCAATTTATCCCAGTGATACGTGCTACAACAGACGTCATTACAAGTGCTGTGACATGGTTTGATTCCTTGCCTTCTTCAGTGGCGAGCACAATTGCCATTACAGGTGCAGCGGTCACTGTGTTCTCGCTCTTGGGCGGGGCTTTCCTGCTGACATTAGGTTCTATTCCTAAAATGGCTGCGGGTTGGAATATGCTTCGCACAGCTGGGGCTTATTTAACCGGAAATGTGAACCGTGCTTCTACAAGTCTAACTGTTTATTCTGCTGAGGCGATTGCGGCCGGAACAGCTTCAAGAACAGCAGCAGCGGGCATGACTGCCACTTCAACAGCTGCGGCAGTAGCATCCACAAGAATGGACCGTTTTCATCAAACCTCTGCACTTGCCACAACCAGGGTAGGACGGCTTGAACAAACGACAACCAGAAGCGCAAGAGCGATGAGTGGCCTTAGTGGCGCTTCCCGTGTAGCAGGCCTTGGCTTGAGCTTGTTTGGTGGACCAGTTGGAACGATCGCCGGATTAATTCTTTCTTTTGCTCCTGAACTGCTCAAGTTCGGTTCAGGGATCATCAAAGCTGGAGTAAATGCAGTAAAAGGCGCTGGCGGGTTTATGGAGCTTGCGAAAAGTGGATTTGGTCTTTTTAACATTCTAAAAAAAGGTGCCGGGATTGTTGGTCTTTTGCGCGGTGGACTTAGTTTACTTGGGGGACCGATCGGAATAGCTGTTACTGGTGTCACCCTTCTAGCTGATGCGGGATTTAAGTATTATGACAACTTGAAAAAAAGGGTGCTGCCGGCGACTATCGACTTTGGCGATAAGGTGTCTGAATCTACTTCAAAAGCGATTAATGCTTATGAAGATATGAACACCAAAGTCAGTGCCAAGCTGAATTATTACTATTTAACCAACAAAAAGATTACGAAAAAAATCGCTGATAACATGTCCAGTGAGTATGAAAAGATGGGCCAAACCATTCTTGATGGCTATCAAAAGAGTACTGATAAATCTTTGAAAGTGTTAAGTGATTTTTATGCTTCTAATAAAGAAATGTCAGAGAAAGAGAAGACAGAAACATTACAGAATATCAAAGACAACAATAAGGACAAGCATAAAGAAATATCCGGGTATACTAAGCGCATCAAAAAAATTTGGGAAAATGCTGCTAAAGATCACCGAGATATTACAGATGGCGAACGTAAGGAAATAGAACAGATTATAAAGAAAATGAATAGCCATGTTGAATCTGCTCTTACTAAAAGTAAAGAGGAGCAGACAATTATCGCTGGAAAACTAAAAGACAACAAAACTCAACTTTCTGCAAAAGAAGCAGCTGCCACAGTTAAAAACAGTAAAAAAGCAAAAGACAAGGTGGTCAAGAATGCTGAAAAGCAATATAAAGAAGTGGTGAAAAACGCTGATCTAGAGTATTACGTCAAGGGTTCTATCACTAAAAAACAGCATGATGATACAGTTAGCTCTGCGAAGAGCCAAAAAGATCAGGTTGTGAAACAGGCTGAAAAAACTCATAAAGGCGTGGTAAGTGAAGCGAAACTCCAGGCTGCTGGGCATTTAGAAGAAGTAGATTGGGAGACAGGGGAAGTGCTCGGGAAATGGGATACTTTTCTCGTTGATCTAGCAGGAGTTATTAATAAAATTACCGGTGGGATCAATACTGTTCTTGAGTTCATGCACATTCCTACCATTCCTGAATGGAAGCCTAAAGGATACAGCGGAAACTCTGAAATGCAAGTAGCGCCAGGCAGGGCATATGCAAAAGGGACAGACTTTCACCCAGGCGGAAGGGCGTTAGTCGGTGAAGAAGGATTTGAGCTTGCTCATACACCAGGCATCGGAACGTATGTGGTTGGAATGGGCGGCCCGCAGGTTTGGGATTTACCGCGTGGTACATCAGTTCTCCCACATAGTCAGTCAAAAGAAGTCATGGCAACCGGTCTTCCTGGTTATGCAGGCGGTGTGGGAAGCTTTTTTAAAGACGCCATTGATGGCTCCAAGAAGCTTGTAAAAGGAGCGATCTCAGCAGGGAAAGGCGTTGTCAATAAAGCGAAAGATGTTGCATCGGGCGCTATGGAAATGATCCTGAACGGTCCTGAGAAAATGATTAAGAACTTGTTTAAGGGCTTTATCCCTTTTAAGTCAGGCAAAGGTGTGGACTCATTAGGAACTGGAATCCTTCAAACATTAAAAAAAGGGGCTGGTCAGTTTTTAAAAAGCATTCTTCCGGATGCAGGGCTTTTCACAGCAGATGCTTATAAGGGAGCGACAGGTTCTGCCCAGGTTCAAAAATGGGTAGCGGAAGCTGTTGGCATTGCTGGCGTGCCATTCTCGTGGGTTCCTGGCCTGATCACCATTGCAATGAAGGAGTCTGGAGGAAATCCCAATGCAATAAACCTTACTGACTCAAATGCAAGGGCTGGTCATCCTTCTCGGGGACTAATGCAGACCATCCCGAGTACATTTTCATCTAATGCGTTTCCTAGGCACAATAACATTCTTAATCCGGTTGATAATATACTGGCTGCAATCAATTACATCAAAGGTCGCTATGGAGATATATCCAATCACCCTGGATTGAAGTCAATGGCTCGCGGCGGCCCGTATGTGGGATATGCAAAAGGAGGGACTTCTCCAGGGCGCGGCGGCTCTAAATGGGCGATTCTAAACGAACGGGGCTTTGATGAAACCACGATTACAACAGACCCGACGTATCGGGAACGTAACATCGGTTTATGGGCGCGTGTAGGACGTGAGCTTGGTGTTCTTCCGTCACTTCAACAAGGGATGATTTCAAAGGCTCTTATACTGCTTCAAAAAGCTTCAATGGCTAAAGCTGAGGCAGAGCCGCAAACCAATGTGAATGTTGACATGAGTCGTGTGGTGGAGAATCAAAAGAAGCAAATCAGCATGATGAGTCAGCAAATAGATGCTCTTCAGCAAAACATTCAGCTTTTGCAGCAGCTTGTTTTGAAAGACAATCACACGTATATAGACGGAACTAGAGTTGATCAAACCAGTGCTGACCGATATAACAAAAAACGTTACAGAAACGGGGGTAAGCCTGCATGGTAAAACTGTTTATTGATTTCAATAACGGACTAGGGGAGCAGAGCCTTGACAGCTTACTCCCTCAATTTGAAGTATTAAGCTTTTTGCCGGAAGCTCCAAAGATTAATCGGGAAACAATTTCGATCCCTCGGCGGCACGGACTGATTTTGCCGCAGCATCCACGAGATGTGACTTACGGGGAAAGAAAAATAGATGTTGAAATTTATTTGAATGCTCGCATACATGAGAATTTTTATATGTATCGGCATCAGCTTTATGCACTGCTGGTTAAGCCGTTCCCTTATTATATTTCTTCTGATCTTTTGCCGAATCGCCGTTTCTTAGTTACCTGTGATGGTAATTTCAGTATTTCAAAAGAGAAGGAGAAAACTTATAACGATTTTTCCATTGAATTTACTAATATCACAGGCATGGCAGAGTCGAAATATACAACAAAAACGGCTCAGAATCTTAACGGTGAAAATTGGAATCACGGGATGAATCTCCGATCGGATGATAACTTGGACTATTATTTTAAGAACAAAAAACGATTCTCTGTTTTTAATGCAGGAGACGTGCAAATTAATCCACTTGATCATGACTATAACGTTATTTTGAAAGCTGCAGGGAAAAATATCACTTTAATCAATCATACAAATGGTGAGAAATTAACGATTGAGCAGGAAATCCAAAAGACACAAGAAGTCTCTTTCTTGAAACAGTACACCATAATCAATAACAAACCGATTAAAACATCTGGCCGTCTGCCGAGTCTTGAAATTGGATGGAATGAGTTTGAAATTCAAAATACAAACGACTTCAACATTCAATTTGATACTCGGCTTTATTATTTGTAAGAGGTGGTGGTTTGGTGGCTAAAGAGGATTTCATAAAAGAAATAGCTGTCGATGCTCAAATCGTTTATAAAAATCATCATATCCTTGCATCGCTAATTATTGCGCAAGGGTGCCTTGAGAGCGCATGGGGAACAAGTGAACTTGCGACAAAAGGACACAACCTATTTGGCATGAAGGGCGAATATAACGGACAATATGTCACTATGATGACATGGGAAGTGATCAATGGTGAAAATGTTCAAGTGCCAGCAAAATTCAGGAAGTACCCTTCATGGAAAGAGTCGATTGAAGACCTGGCTAACTTGTATCTCAATGGTGTAAGTTGGGATAAGGACCATTACAGGGCAGTTGTTGGAGAAACGGATTATCAAAAAGCTACGGCCGCACTCGTAAAAGCTGGATATGCAACTGATCCAAATTATGCAACAAAGCTCAACAGCATTATTTTCACATACAAATTAACCCAATATGATACAACTGAGGGGCTGCCCGATAATCCTGATGAACCAAATAATCCTGATCCGACCGTAGACCTGCCAAGTAAAGAGTTTGACGGAAAAGACATAACGCTAAATATGAGCCTTCCTAAAGATGTATATTTTCCTCAGTTACATGTCGCAAGTCAGAATGATACACAAGCTATTGAAGTTATCGGAGCTGATCCGGACTTATTAGACGATACGACAGGGAAAAAGGATATTGAATTTACGATCACCCGGACAGCTGATAATGGCACCGAATATGACTTGCTTGTGAATGACAATATTCTTTATCTGGATGAGAAAAAATTCAATCATCAAAAGTATTTCATCACAGATATTGAGATTAACCAGGAAGGGATGCTCTCTAAAAAAGTAACAGCAAGCCACGTTTTTGTTGTAACGCTGAATAATCACTTTGTAGAAGATACAATCAGTGGGACGTTTACCGTCAGGAAGATGCTTGATTTTGTTTTTAAAGGCACAAAATTAAGGTACATCTTTAAGGACAAAGAAAGTGAGTTCTCTAGCGTTGAACAGGAGAATTTTGGAGATAGATTCGGAAATGAGCTAATGGATGAAATTGTCGAAGACTATGGTTTGGAGCTGGATGTTGATAATTATAAAGTCTATGTTTATAAGAAAATGGGAAAGCGAATAAATCATACACTTGATACTCGTTATAATATGCCTGGTATCACAATCAAAACCTCTTCTCAAGGGTGCTCTACCAGAGCGAGGGGTTATGGTGCAATTAAAGAAAACAGCAGCACCGACAGCAAAAAAACGGAGTATGTTTTTGACCCGGTATTGTACAAGCATCCAGATGAAGATAAATTTTTGATTGATGGTATGCCAAGATGGGCAGAACCATTGAGGGATGAAAAATATAAAAAAGAGTCCAGTATGTTGGCAGCTCTAAAAAAGTATGTTAACCCATATCCACAGACGGAAATAGAAGTGGATTATGAATATATCTACGAGCCGAAGCTTTTGAAGATACAAGAAGATTTTTGGAAGGGAGACACGCTTCATATATTGGCTGATACCTCATATGGTGTCACCTACGAAGACGATGTCCGGCTTTTGTCGATTCAATATAAGCCGTTGAATCCTTATGCAAAACCTACATTGACTTTTGCCAACTTCCGAAAGGATATACAGGATATCCGGATGGAACAAGAAAAAAGATTAAAAGATCAAAAACGCTACATGCAAAAACTCAGAATGATGATCTAAGACACTCTTTCCAGAGTGTTTTTTGTTTTGTCTAGAAAGGAGAGTGATCTCATGGCATTCAGATTAATTAAAGATTATGACACAACCCGAAACGCAAGATATATCGCACAGCAAAGAGCAGACACAGAAACTATAGAAGATGGGTTGAACAGTCTTGATGATGCGATTAAAACGCATAAAACGTCTCAAACTGCTCATACTTCCGATCAAATTACCCATCAAGGTTTTTCTCTCCGAACATATGTTGAAAGCCTTTATAATCGTATGCGTAATTTGATTCTTAATGCTGACGGAACAAATGTAAAAGAGGTCGTCGATGCCCGTGTTGATACTGACGGCAATATTGCGCCCTTATTAAAAGAACGGCTTGACCGTGATTACATGAGATTGAATAAGCGAATAAAACGTGTAGTTCATGTGGATGATTACGGAGCCGTTGCAGACGGAGCGACAGACAGTTCCGATGCAATCGTGAAGGCCATGGGTAACGGTAAAGTGAAAATTAAACTGGGGCCGGGCGTCTATGTAGTTCGCGGTGTAAAGCTAAGAAGCAACGTCATCTTTGAGGGTGACGGAATGGATATTACCACTCTTATTCTTCATGATGAGACACCATCAGATGAATGGGTGATTACGAACGCTGATCATCAGGGCGGTAACAAAAATATCGTAATTCGTGATATGACACTTGATTGGAATCGTGAACGGCAAAATGGAACCATGAAAGCCATGGGTGGAGTAAAATCCAGCTGCTTATTGTTAGCACAGGTAAAAAACGCTTGGGTTCAAAGAGTTCGAACTGTAAACCCGGCGTTACATGGAATCGATATTTCCGCACCTACTTACGATATTTCGAATAGTGACTACACTAAAAACGGTTGTGACTCAATTTGGATTGATGGATGTATCTGTGAAGGATATGGAGACGATGGAATTACAACTCATTACAGCAAAAATATCTTCATCACAAACAATAGGTGTTTATATCCTTCTGGAACAGCCCATGCCCTTGGTAAAGCCAATTCAAATGGTATTGAAGTAGATGACGGCTCTAAAGACGTGTGGTTATTTAACAATTATACGGAAGGGAATGTCCGTGGGGTGGAAGTAAAGGCACATGCGAAGTGGCCGGCACCTTCTAATGTTCATGTTTACGGTCATCAATCATTCCGTGATGTGAGAGCGTATGACCTTCGTCATATCGGACATCATTATGCAAATGAGCCCTGGAGCGAAACAGCAAGAGATGTCACTTTAGTAGACTGTACAGCTAAGGAGCCGATATTCAATGATTTGTACGCTGGGCTAGAGCCGAAAGCGCTTGTGATTTCTGCTTATCAGCGTGTTACAGTACTGGGCTTTACAGCACTTGGTGAACCTACCTATGACTATAAAGGGACCCCAGTTATCGCCTTCCAGTATAAAAGCCGCAAGATTAACATTAATGGTTTGAACATTTCTGGATTTGCGAAGGCGGGTTCGGATGTCCGTATCTATGGCGGTGATCAAAGAACGGATGATGTTCGTATTTCGAATTTTACTATCCATGATTCAGCACCAGAGGGAATTTCCATCGGCGGCGGGGTTTACTATGTCACTTTAATGAACGGTATCGCTCATACAAGAGGCGGAAGTATAGGGATTTCGTCACCAAACAATCAGGCTGATATAACAGCAGTTCGGGCTGTTGGCTATACTAATGCGGCAGTTTTAGCAGGTCAAAAATATAGTTCGGTACCTACAAACATAAAAGGCGGCTTCCGGGCTGCTGCCAGATCGGGCTCACCTCTAACGGATACAAGTGCAATCATAGCTGGATCGGGAACGATTATCGCGAAGGGCGAACGGAATTTCATTGCTGGTATTGCTGGCGGAGCATCCACAGAAGGATCGCGCAATGGTGTTATGTTCTCCTATAACTCTCATACAAAAGGAGACAGCGGTTCTTCGGTTGTTATGGCTTCTAAAAATGTAATAAATACCAAAGAATACAGCATCGCTTTAGGGCATGGTGACGGTAATCCCTCAGAAGGAAACAAAAAGATCGAGTTAGATGCAATAGGCGGAAATGTTCGCGCTACAAACCGTGTGGAAAGCGTCTCTGACCTTAAAGACTTTGCGGAATACTTTGAGTCAACTGACGGCCATAAAATTGAAGCCTCCTACCTTGTAGCTTTGGAAGGCGAAAAAATTCGGAAAGCCGACGCTGGCGATAAAATTCTAGGTGTCGTATCGAAGACGGCCGGGCTTGTCCTCGGTGGTGCTGCTTTCGATTGGAAAGACCGGTACTTGAGGGATGAGTTTGGCGGCATTATTTATCGGGAGGTTTACGACGGTGAACGGGTTATAACGGTCCCGGCGGAAAATCCAGACTACGATCCTTCTGAGGAATATAAGCCTCGTGAAGAACGAGACGAGTGGCATGTCATCGGTCTTATTGGTCAGGTGTTTGTTCGTATTGACTCAACGGTGCGGGTAGGTGATAGTGTATCTGCTATTAAGGGAATAGCGACAAAAGCTGAGTCCAATGGATACGGCACTGTCATGAAAATTGAAGTGCCATATGACGAAGAAAAAGGCTATGGGATAGCTAAGATGATCGTTACGCCGCAACATTAAGGAGGGTAAACATTGATTTATAAAAACGCAAACGTGACATTTGATATTAATTCCCGCAAATCAGACGGGAGAGCAACAAACATCCAATTTATGACTCAAGACACGGGCAGCGCCAAGCTGTCCTTTTCTTTTACAAAAGACGGCGTACCACTTCCATTGTCTGCGGTCGATGCAAAAATCGTTTTACTTTATCCGGACGGCTCTTTCTATAAAAAGAGTCTTACTATCATAGACAAAGTGAACGGAAAAGCTGAATACATCTTGTCTGATGAAGAATTAAAGCATTACGGCGTTGTGAAGGCAGAATTAAAGCTTTACTACACAAATGGTCAGGCTCTGGCTACTTCCTTTTTTACTTTTACGATATCAAAGACATTGGAAGATCAGAACATTGTCCCGGTAGCGGAATATTACATTGATGATGTGGAATCGTTCAGGGCTGGTTTAAATAAAACCATGGATGAAATTAGCCAGACGGTTGAGGAACTTAAAGCCAAGTTTGCCGATCTTGAGAACATCGAGACAAAGGACGGTGCCCAGGAGAAGGCCGACACCGCGGAACAAAACGCGAAGGACTATACCGATGAACACGCAAATGATCAGACAAAGCATATTACGGCAAAAGAGCGCGAGATATGGAATGCAAAGGAGACACCTTCCGGTGCACAGGGGAAAGTGAATGCTCATGCAAATAAAACGGATATTCATGTCACCCAATCAGATAAGGATAAATGGAACGGGGCTCAGCTATTTAAAATTACTAATGATGTGGGAGGAGTCCTAATATCTATAGCAGACACAGATGATTTTCTAAGTAAAATTGTTAAAGCTGGAAAGACATTCGGAACCTTTTATTCAACAGGAAAAGCAACAAATTCACCCAGCACGGTCTCGACAAGAGGGATGTTTCATTTTACCTCACTAGATAGCAATGGTCTTGGCACTTTCGGCTATGTAATTGCAATTGATTATAAAAATAACGTTTTTACAAACTATTTAGATTTAAGTCAAGGATGGACTGGTTGGTCTAAAGTCGAAACTCAAGCTGAGACTCAAACAAAAATTGAAAAATTTCTTACGGATGCAAAGTCATATACTGATAGCCTTGAAAAAAGACTAACCGAATTAACATGGTTCTCCCCGACGTTACAAAATAGCTGGGTAAATTACACTGATTCAAACGCAACTGACCAAACAAAATATAAAGTACGATATGCCAAGGACGTAACAGGTACAGTATTTGTAGAAGGTGCTATTTCAAAAGGAATAATAGGATTTGGGGTTCCTGCCTTTATTTTACCGGAGGGATACAGACCAGCTAGAGCCATCCAGTGGGTTGGAGTAGCTTCCCAAGGTGGTATGTCAGGCATTCCACAGACACATAGGTTGCTTGTAGATATCGATGGGAAAGTTATTATAGAAAATTGTTCAAACACAGTTAAGCCAAATGATTATATTAGTTTAGGGTTTTGTTTTAAGGCTGTTTAAGGAGAGTATATAAATGATACAAGTATATAAATATGATGACGATTTTATATTTGAAACACCTGTAATAGTCGATGGAATAGACGCTAACGATGGAAAAAGTCTCCCTAATAATTGCACAAAGATTGCACCGCCTGATGGGATGTATAAGCCTAAATTCAACCCCGAATTGAACGAATGGGGGGAGGCAGCAACTGAAGAATATATTATAAGCCTAAAGCCTACCAGAGAACCTTCAGATATGGAATTACTAAAACAGCAAAATGCTTTACTTATCTCACAATTGGCTGAAACTCAATCGATGGCTCAGCAACAGGCTAAAATGTACGCCGATTTAATACTATCACTTGCACAAAAAGGGGTTGTTTAAATGGACTGGTATAAAAGCATACTTACCTGTTATAAATGGGGATGTTATTCAAAGGATGACGTTAAAGTTTTTGTCTCTTTCAATAAAATAACCGAAAGTCAATATGAAGAAATAGTTAAGGAAGATATTGTTACTGTAGATTAAATATGATAATTTAAATCTATGAAAAATACTATCTATTTACTTTTTATTGTTTTTATTATATTAAGTGGGTGTTCAACGTATAGCGGCACAGCTGCTGTTAAAGGTTCTCCATCAAAAACACCTGCTTATCATCCATTAATCATTGCACATAGGGGCGCTTCAGCATTAGAGCCGGAACATACGTTACTCTCATATAAGCGTGCCATAAAAGATAAAGCGGATTTTATCGAAATTGATTTAAGACAAACAAAGGATCATGAGTTGGTCGCTATTCATGATAAAGATGTTGAAAGAACAACAAACGGAAAAGGGAAAATTCAGGATCTTACTCTGTCTCAATTAAAAAAATTCAATGCAGGTAAGGGTCAGAGAGTATTGACAATAGAAGAAATAATAAAAGAATTCGGCCTTTCAACAAAGTATTATATTGAAACAAGAGAAGATAACAGCGGCAATTTAGTAATGGAACAAAAACTCATTGATATCCTAAATAAATACAATCTATTAGCTGAACATAAAGTTGTATTACAATCATTCAGTGAAAAGAGTTTAAAGAAGATACATTCTATTAATAAAGAGATACCACTGGTACGTTTACTTGGTGATGATGAAGTGAATGACTTAAATAGCGACAAGCTAAAGCAGATAAAAAGTTACGCTTATGCAGTGGGCCCTAATGCCAAATTAGTTGATAAATCCACAGTTGAAAAAGTTCATGCTGCGAATTTAAAGATTCATGTCTTTTTCGATGCGGAGAATGAGAAAAAACAAACAATGAAAATGATTAATTTAAGGGTGGATGGATTATTTTCCAATAACCCTGCTTATACAAAAAGACTAATAAACTCGTCAAATTGACGGGTTTTTTATTTTGCCTCTAAGGAGGTGATATCAAGAAATGGAGGAGACATCTGTGTTTATTAATTTTGAAACATTGGATTTAGCGAGAGTTTACCTGTTTGGGGGTGTGAAGTACCTTGATTTACTGCTAGTTCTAAGCATTATCGACGTAATAACTGGTGTGATTAAGGCTTGGAAATTCAAAAAGCTGCGGAGCCGAAGCGCTTGGTTCGGTTATGTCCGAAAAATGCTCAGTTTTCTGGTGGTCATTGTGGCAAATATCGTAGATACAATCCTCAATCTGAACGGTGTTCTCACATTTGGAACCGTTCTTTTTTATATCGCAAATGAAGGGCTTTCCATTACTGAGAACCTGGCACAAATCGGCGTTAAGATTCCGGCTACCATTACGGAGCGGCTGCATGTGATCGAAAACGACAACGAACAAAGAAAGGAAAAAGATGAACAAGCTGCTGGGTAAACCAGTGGCTCTTTTTATTTCAAAAACAGAATAGGAGAGAACATTTATGACAATTGCAGTGAAAAAGAACCTTGTATCAGAAGCAAAATACGGCTTGAAATGCCCTAATCATATGGACGCTGAATACATCACCATCCACAACACGTACAATGATGCATCAGCTGCGAACGAAGTCAGCTACATGATTGGAAACACCAGTTCAACGAGCTTTCACTTTGCCGTTGATGACAAAGAGGTAAGGCAGGGCATCCCAACAGATCGCAATGCATGGCACACAGGAGACGGTACAAACGGCACCGGGAACCGTAAGTCTATCGGTGTTGAAATCTGCTACAGCAAGTCAGGAGGCGCGCGATATAGGGCTGCTGAAAAGTTGGCTATCAAGTTTGTGGCGCAACTGCTTAAAGAACGCGGATGGGGCATTGATCGTGTTCGTAAGCATCAGGACTGGAGCGGTAAGTATTGTCCGCACCGTATTTTAGAGGAAGGACGTTGGAATGAAGTTAAAGCGGCGATTGATGCTGAATTAAAAGCACTTGGAGGCAAATCATCCAGCAAGAAAACAACGTCATCCAAAACAGAAACAGTGAAAAAATCAAGCTCAAGCAAAAAGAAATCATCTTTTAATCTGCCCACTGGCATTTTCAAAGTGAAAAGCCCATTGATGCACAGTGATGCCGTCAAGCAGATACAAACAGCACTGTCGGCATTGCATTTCTATCCGGATAAGAAAGCCAAAAACTTTGGAATCGATAGCTATTATGGGCCGAAAACAGCCGATGCAGTTAGACGGTTCCAGCTTATGAATGGATTAAAAGCTGACGGTATTTATGGACCTGCAACTAAAGCAAATCTTGAATCGAAATTGAAGTGAAAAATGGAAAGCCCCGTTCTGATTGAAAGGGAATTTTTTATAATATGTCTATGTTCAGACTCCCCGTCGCTGTATACTTAATGCTTATTATTTGCATGATTATCATCACTTAAGTTTATTCGAGTATACTGTTAAGAAGTGGTTCTTCATTAACTTTAAAGCATTTAATGTTTTTATCAAATTGACATTTTCTTAACCCCGCACACTTTTAACAACTAACGGCTGCCTTTCCCTTTTGATTATCAGTTATCAGTTTTTAATTGAAGGGTAGAGGGTAAAAACCGATTATAAAACTTTTTTTTCGTGGAATATTTCACTAGTGCTCCTCAACCAGAGTTGTTTATAATGGATATAATTATTATTTCCTGCTCATTTGAAAGTGATGTAGCAAGTAAGGAGAGAAAATGTCAAAGATAAAGGTAAAAACAGTTAAAATAGTTGTGCCTCCCAAAGTTGAAAATGATGTTGATGGATTTATATTTTTCGCAAGAATATTTAAAAACTTAAAAGATGAGTTCTCTAAACGTATAGTCTTTGACTTTTCAAATGTAAGCTGGTTCGAGGCAAATTTGGTTGCGATTTTTGCAAGTATAATAGAAGACTTAAGAAAGAGAAGTTGTTCAGTAAGTTTCTTAAAAGTTAGCCCATCAATAAGAGAAGTATTTAAAAAAAATGGATTTTACGACTATTATAATTTAGGAAAAGAAGATGATACCTTTGATTCCACAATCCCTTTTCGAATTTTTCGTGTTGATGATGAAGAAGGTTTCACTGAATACCTTAATGAGGAGGTAATCCCAAAAATACAGTTACCCTTGAATGATAAACAGATAAGGCTTTTTAAAAAGTGTTTACAAGAGGTTTTTGAGAATGCAAATATGCATGCTGGAAGTGAACATGTGTTAACATGTGGCCAATATTATCACAAAAATCGAAAAGTAGCATTTACTATAGTAGATATCGGGGAAACCATTGGGAAAAACGTGAGAAAGAAAATTCCTGAGATTATTGATTGTGATGCTATTGAATGGGCGACTGAATTTGGGAATACAACAAAGATTGCAAAAGATGGTGGGATTGGCTTGGACTTTCTCAAGAAATACCTTCAAAAGAATGGAGTATTGCAAATTATTTCTGGCCAGGGATATTGGGAACAAACACGGGGCAGAATATTTAAAAGAAATACACCACATATGTTTGGCGGTACAATTGTAAACCTAATATCTGATTTAAGTGGCGATATAGGTGGTATAGGTAAAATTGTTTTTTAG